CCTAAATTCAGAAGCATATGCTTCCGAAGCTATCATTTCGATAGCCGATGAGTGCCATTCATCATCCTCGCTTTTCAGCAGATCAAAGACATTTCTGTCTCTGTTCGGCTTTAGAGCTGTGAATGATGAACGAGAGGTTTCGTAAGAAGAACACCCTTCAGAAAAGAATCTGAGGAGCATCTTCCATCCGTTAATCTCTCTTCTAACAGACACGGGCCTAACCTTATAAACGTAGAGCTCTGACCTTTGAAAGTCAGAATTCCAGCGTTTACGGCAGACCTTAGCTTGTAGGGGTACAAACCTCAAGGCAGGTACAGACGGGGTATCACCCCCGACTTCACTGCATGAAGGAATCGGACCGTAAAGGTCCAACAGCTTCTCTACGATATATTCGTAGCATGAGAAGTACTTCTTATCCCAGATGGAATTAGCATAACTAATCCAACTGACGTAAGATTCAGGGCAGCGGGATGACGACCAAGGGGTCCTTATTCGGACCGGCGTGACACAGACACCGTTAAAGGCGTCCATGCCACAGGATTCTCTGTAGAGTCCTTTGGTACAACTCTTGTCTCGGTTAATCTTAAGACCGAATGTTTCAAGAATTATCATAGCGTGCTCGGCGTAAGCCGTCGGCACTATGACATCATCTCCGTATACATAGATGGAACGCAAAGCGTCCGCATCCGCGTTGAGTGCTTTGAAACCTGCTTTAAGGAGACTCCAGACAGTTAACGCCAGTACGGGAAAGCATAACGCTGACCCCATTGGTGCAAACTTCTCGAGTATTAATTCCTTATTGTCAGGAAGCCTCGTTCCTAAGCTTCTACAGTTCACGAGTGCGGTTTTTACCGGATCCGGGAATAGTAGATGAAACAGACCAAGTGACACGCGATCCGAAGCCTCATTGAGGTCCAGAGTCGCATACCGACCACTATAGCTACCATATTTGGCAGCCATACGGTTGGGTTCTTGGTCAGTGAATCGAACAGCTTCCCTGGTCAAGGGATGGTGTTCGACATGCCTAATAATGGCTCGAGACAATCCCTGTTGAATCCACTGGAAGTCCAGTGGTTCGCAAGAGATAAGTCTAGGCCCGCGTGAGTCTTTCGGGACAAGGACAACCTTGGCCAGAGATTCACCATCTCTTATACAAGAATAATCTTCTTTAAGAGAATCACAAAGATGTCCAACAGACGCGTAAAAATATGCGTCCAGCGGGTATGTTTGTGTGATCCGACCTGAGA